CTGCATGGCCGTGGCCGTGGCGGCGGTGGCGGTGGCGGCGGTGGTGGTGGTGTAGACGTGGGGGCGATCATGGCCCTGATGAACCGCCAGCCCGAGCGGTACCAGTGGGAAGACGTTGACCTCCCCGACTATCAGGCGCAAGAGTTCTATGCCTTCGACCCGACCCAGTACAACCAGGCGCGCACCGGGTTGGCGTCAGGCATCGCCGCCGATCAGGCCACCGGCAACCAGGCGTACGCCGACGCCACCACCGAACTGAACACGTATCAGAACCCGTTCGCCAACCGCGCCTACACCACCAACCAGCCAATGGACGCTGCCATGCAGCGGATGATGCAGGCCAATGGCGCGACCGCCGACCAGGCCACCACCAACCAGGGCGTGCAAGCAGACCAGGCGTTCGGCAACGTGCTGGCCTTGCTCGGTGGTGCAGCCGCCAACAACCAGGCGTCCAGCCTTCGTGCACTCGGCGGGGATCAGCGACGGTTCCAGGAGTCGCTCGCCAACCAGGGCCGCAACATGAACCTGGGGATCGACATGGCCCAGGCCCGAGCCCAAGAGCAGTACCAGAAGGACAAGTGGCAGTACGGCGTCGAGGTTGCCGACAAGAAGTACCAGGCCACGATGCAAGAGATCATGGCGAACAACACCGGTCGCAACCAGACCAACCAGGCCAACGCTCAGATGGCGAACGAGTTCAACGCTGGCAACGTCAAGACCCTCATCGAACTGATCGCATCTGGCCAGGCAATCGACCCGGCACTACTGCAACAGTTCCAACTCAGCGCGGCCCCCGCCGCACCGGCAGCGTAAGGAGACATCATGGCTGGAGCCTGGGACCCGGAGTATGTGAACTACCTGGCAGCGGAGCCGATGTATCCGGGCGTCCCGTCGTACGAGGAGGACGAGTTCGACTACCAGGGCGACTGGATGACGGAGGCGAAGAAGGGTGCCACCCTCGGTGCCGACATCTCCTACGCCTTGATGAACAACCTGCTGGACCCTCGGGTGTTCCAGCCGATCTCCAGCTACGAACCGGTCGATGCTCGGGGTCATCGCACGCTGGAGAAGTGGAAGCAAGGCACCCCGTACCAGCAGTACGTTGCCGACCGATTCGACCAGGGGTGGGGCTCCGGTCAGATTCGTTCCGAGTTGGAGAACTGGGCTGCTGATCCCACGACGTTCACGCAGGAGGATGGCAGCCCAGGCGACCCGGAGGTGCTCAGTGCGATCCTCGGTGATCTCCCGCGGTACTACGCCCGAGACCCGAACAACCCGGATTCACCCATCACGCGGACCACCCAGCCGGACTTCGATCGTGTTGATGACGACCTTCAGAACCTGGAGGGCATGATCCAATCCGATCCGCAGTTCGACATCATTGACGAGAACGGCAACCCGGTCAAGGTGACGAGCGAAGACTCGCCGATGACGAAGAAGGCTCGGGCGCTCGGCTACTACAACACGCCCGACCAGATGTACGACCCGTGGGAGTTCGCCCCGGAAGGGGTGACACCGGAGACTGACGCAGCCCTCGAAGTCGCCCGTCGCAAGGCAGCGACCGACATGGCATGGCAGGGCGGCGTCGCCCTGCCGGAAGCGATCAAGGACCGGGATGCCCAGGCCGAGCGGTACCGCCGCTTCCTGGATGTGCAGAAGCCGGGGGGTCGGTCGGTGGCTGACTTCAAAGTGGCCCCCAGCCCTGGCGGCGGTAGCGGCGGCGGCTTCGTCCGCAACATCCCTCAGGTGACCGACGAGACAGGCAACGAATCGACCGGCTTCGTTCGCAACCGAATCGTCTCGCCCGAGATCAATCCGAACCCGAACAAAGGCTTCGTTCGCAACCGGCCCCAGGTGGCCACGCCTGGAGCCCTCGGCATGAAGCGAGCCAGTGGCAGGGCACCTGTCAACGATCCGAGCATTCTGGCGGGCATCATCGCCCAGCAGAAGCGGAAGGCCGGGGAGGCTCAAGCGCGTGTGGTGAAAGGGAACCTGGCGAACGTCGCTGCGAAGAAAGCGAACCTGGTGGCATCGGCCAGGGCGTTCGACGCACGGCGTCAACAGCAGGAACGTCAAGCTTTGGTGCAGTACCTGGCAGCGAACGGGCGCACGCCGTTCACCGCCGAAGTCAACGCTCGCCGCGGCGGCGTCTACGGCGGTATCTGAGTGCCCGTCACTTTCTACGATCCAGGTGGGCGGATCGCTGCCTCAGCGCGTGGCGGACAGCGCCCTGTCCCGCAACCTCAGCGTTCACGCGCCAGCGCCAGCAAAGGGGTCGGACAGAACCGCATCAAGCAAGCCATCACAGCGAGTCGTTCTGGACCGCCACGGACAGCGCTCGCTGCTGCACCCGCAGCAGCATCGAACGACCAGCCACTGTGGGCCCGTGGCCTGGGGGTGGTGCTCAACAACCCGATCACCCAGACAGTGCTCAAGCCGCTGGAGGTTCTGGACTACGGCAGGCGCGCTGCCATCCTCGGTCTCGAAGAAGTAGCCGAAGGTCTCACCGGTCGGGACACACACGGCACCGAGGACGACGATCGTTCCAACCTGGAGAAGCTGAAGGACCCGAGCTACGGCGTCGGTCAGTTGCTCGGCGATGTCACCGGCAACAAGTGGATAGACCGGGCCATCGGTTTCGCCGGGGACGTGGCCCTCGACCCGTTGACGTACGCCACTTTCGGTATCGGTGGAGCAGCGAAGGCGGGGACCGCTGGTGTCGGCCGCGCTGCACGGGCAGGCAAGATCGCTGACGCCGTGGCCGAACTCGGTGCGGCTGGCGAACTCTCCGATGAAGCGCTGCGTGGTCTGCAACGGGTCGGCAGCAAAGGTCTCGGCGTGGCCGATGAATCCCTGCTGCCCGCTCTGAAGATGAACAAGCCAGGGCTGCGCTTCGAGCTTCCGTTCAGTGACATCTCCACACCCGTCATCCCCGGCACCGAACGCTTGGGCCGTGCCGTGCACGAAACGAGCGGCGCGGTTCGTGGTGCGCTCAACGCTTCACCCAAGGTGCAGGACTTTCTGCGTGGTCGCACGCCGGAGGAACTGGAGAAGGCGATGCGGTCGCTCACGTCGGGGGCTGCACCCCGCGAAGAGTTCTTGGCTGCTGCCGACACCGTGCGTCAGAACCGCAAGTTCCGTCGCTACGCCGGGACGTTCGCCGAACTCGGTGCCCGTCAGGTGGATTCCACGATGAAGGAGGTGGAGACAGAACTGAAGGATTACGGCGGCGACATGACGCGGTACCTCGCTGCCACCGAGGATGTGAACGGACCGGAGACGGCGCTGAACCGGCTGTCGAAGTGGACGGTGCAGACAGCCAAGGACATGTACGGCGTTGATCTTCCCGAGTTGGAAGGCTTAGAGTACCTGCCGCACATCCTCAGCCCCGAGTTCAAGAAGCTGCTCGGCAAGGGTGGGGCTGACGCCGAAGCGTTCAAGGCTGCTGCCGGTCTCGTCACCCGCGACACGACCCGTGACTCCGGGTTCCTCAGCGCTCGTGCCCTGCGCCCGAATGCTGACGGCACACCCAAGTTCATCAAGGTCGGCGGTCGCACCATGCAGATCGACACCGGCACCGTCGAGGAGATCAACTCGAAGATCAAGCAGTTGTTCCCCGGCTTCGAAGGCACGGCGCTGGAGACCAACCCGCAGACCATCTTCGAGCGGTACATGACCGGGGTCGCCGGGGACGTGGGGTATCGCAAGTCCCGCGCCGAGATGGCTGGTGAGTTCGGCGAGAACATCGTCCCTGATCCTGTCCTCGATGACGTGACCCAGCGCGTGCGTCAGGCCGACGGGACACGCACCCCCGACCCGTTCGCTGACAACCCGTACGTTGTGGGCAGCAAGGTCGAAGATGAAACGGCGGCGCTGAACCAGCGGGTTGCCGAACAGGCGCAGCAGACCATCGCCGAGAACCGTCCGTTCGCTGACCTTGCCCGCACCGAGGTGGCCACCGAAGCCGGTCAGTTGCGTGACGAGATTGCTGCGCCGATGATCCAACGCAACCGCAAGATCGGTCGGGAGATGGCAAGCCTCGACGGGCAGGTCAATGACCTGACCGCCTCGATCAAGGATGTCGGTCTCCGCAAGCGCCGTGCTCGGTACCTGGCGAAGAACACCATCGACGGCTTGAGGACCGAGGCCGATCAGATCACCAAGGACATCCGGGCGTTGAAGCGGACCACCGCACGGATGACCCAGGAACAGGTGCGTGATCACATCTCCACGATCAACACTCGCATGAACCGTCTGCTCGATGAGGCCGAGTCGATCAACCGCATCCTCACTGGCGACGGATCGGCAGAGACGCGGGAAGCACTGAACCTGTTGAAGGGAGAGCGGGACGATCTGTACAAGCGGGTGGGCCTCGTCACCCAGGAAGCCGAGAAGGCGCAACCTCATCTCCGTGGTCGGGTGACGCCCGAGGAAGCAGAGACGATTGGCACCGTCGTGGAGGCCGACACGCGCCAGGCTGTGCCACCAGCGGAACGTGTGCCGACAGAGGTGCCCGAACCTTTGCACGGTGCAAAGGTCGAGGAACCTGTTGTCCCGGTCGAGGCTGCTGCCCCGGCCCAGACCCCCGAGGCTGTCACCCTCCAGCAGGAGGTGAACGCACGACGTGAAGCGGTGCGTCGCCGGGAACAGGCACAGCAGGCACTGGACCGCAACCGCCTGTCACAACAGAACCCGATGGAGAAGACGACGGGTGGTAACTACCAGTACCACGGCGGTGGTCGCGGCAGCGGCGATGTCTACGAGATCAACAAGGTCAGTCGCAACACCTACGACGTGATCGATCCGTACGGCAAGAAGGTCGGCACCTACGAAGGGTTGGATAACGCTGGCAACGCAGCCGAGAAGGATTGGTTCGATTACACCACCAAGGTGCGCAAGTCGAACGCTGCGGAACTGCCCACCCCCACCCCGCGTCGGGCAGCGAACGCCAGGGCGCAGGCCCAGAAGCTGAAGAACGAACTCGCTGCGGCCAAGAAGGCAGCGGCGAAGGCGGAACGGGAACTGCCTGGCCTGGAAGCGAAGCTCGCTGCGCTTGAAGCAGCAGCACCGAAGGTGGCTGCTGCTACAGCAGAGCCAGCCCCAGGGATGGTGCGGCTGTGGCGCGGCGTGCCGGAGCAAGCTGGCATGTCTGCTGAAGAAGCTGCGGCAGCACGCGAAGCTCGGGGCTTGGGCTGGATCAACGAGCAGCCTGAGATGCAGGCACGCAACGAAGTCCAGGGTCGGTGGGCTACTACCGATCCTGAACTTGCTGCGAAGTATCCGACGAACATGGACCCCGGAGAGGGGCGGCGAACGATGTACGTCGACATTCCGCAGGAGGAGTTCGATCGGATCAAGGGTCTTGCTGATCAACCCGAGAACATCCGCGCCCTGTCCGTGGCGAAAGAACACGAAGTGGTGCTGCCTGCTGAGTACATGGACCAGCTGCAAGACGCCAAGCTGATCCCGAAGCCGACACCCGCCATCGAACCCGATCGCATGGCCGCACTGAAGCGGGTCCCCGTCGCCAACAACCGTCCCGAGTTCGAAGCATTCCTCACCAAGCACGGTCTCACCGAGGCCGAGTGGAACGAGATGTTCCCCGGCCCCCCGAAGTCGTCATCCCGTATCCGTGAAGCCGAGAGCATGGAGCAGATCGCAGCCCAAGCCGAGGAGGCGGGTCGCCGTTGGCGGATGCCCGCCAACAGCAACGACGAGCGGCTGGCCTACTTCGCCACTGACGCCGAGTTCGAGCGCATCGAGAGCCTGGAACGCCAGATCAAGGGGCGGCAGGAAGCGCTCGATGCGGCCAGGGCGAAGGTGCAGGACGACGAAGGCGTGAAGAAGTTGCGTCGCATCTTGCAGAACCGGCGCAAGAACTCGCCCGAGCGTGTCACCGCTGAACGCAACCTGGAAGCTGGCATCCGTGCCGCCGAGGAAAAGTACAAGACCAAGGAGATCAGCGACCTCATCGAGAGCACGCGTCGGGACCTCACCCGTGACTACACCAACCTGTACGACAGCGAACTGTCGCAGAAATACCGCCGCTTCAAACTTGGTCTGGATCGGGAGAAGTACCTGGCCGACGTGAACCCGGAGCCGTGGGCTCGGGCGACGATGGAAGAGTTCATCAACAAGCGTGCCAGCCAGGTGCAGAGCGGCGAACTCAGCAACGCTGCTGCTCGTGCCCCCGGTGTCGAGCAGGCGCTCGGTCGTACACGCCAAGAGTTGGGTGCCTCGCTGCGGGCGGGGAAGGAGGGTGCTCCACCTTCGGGGGCGCAGCGCATCATCGAACAGAACACTGGCGAACTGGATCAGTCGGTCCGTCAGATGGAGAACCGTCGCGGGCAGCTGCGCCAGGGTGCCAAAGAGGTGCCGGTGGAATTGCAGCACGAGGTGGATCGCCTGACCCAGGAGGGCACCGGCTACGCCGAGAACGTGGCCGAGTTGCAGACCAACAAGGTCGCCCTCCAGAACGAGCGAGCGGAGATCAAGAAGGCGCTGGAGGCTGCACCGCCATCACGCAAGGCATCCACCCGGATGACTCGCACCGAGAAGGAGGTGGGCGATGTTGTCGACACCGGTCTCCGCCCCACCGCCAAAGACTTGGGCGAAGTCAACGTCACTGACCCTGGCCTGTACCGGGTGCAGCCGCTGGAGTCGAGCCTCGCTGACATCGAAGAGATGATCAGGCTCAACCCGCTCATGGACGATGCCTCCCTGGCCGGGGCCGAGGCACGGTTGCATGACTACCGTCGCCGGTTGACGAACGCCACAGTGCAGGACATCAAGGCCAAGCAGGCCGACGAAGTGTTGAAGGCGGCAGGCACCAACGACTTCGTGGAAGTGGTCCGGGCCAAGGTGCGCCAAGAGTACGACCTCGCACCCGAGGGTGGCATCCTCATCCACAAGCAGTTCGCAGCGATGAACCAGGTACTCGACAACTGGGCGAAGCAGCCCGGTGCGTTGGGTAGCCTGATGAACTCGTACACCAACTTCTTCAAGACGTACGCCACCCTGTCCATCGGCTTCCATGTCCGCAACTCGATGTCGGCGTCGTTCATGAACTCGGTCGATGGTGTCCCGGCCCGACGCCAAATCCAGGGTGTCGGTCTGTGGTCCAAGTACATGGACTCGGCCAAGAAGGGTGAGGGCGCTGACTTCCTCGTCAACCTGCGCCGGGAACAACCACAACTGGCGGACGCATTCGAAGCGGTGTTCGGTACCGGTGCGGGCGGTCGCTACGGGGAAGCTGGGTTCGCCGAATCCACCGCCATCCGTCGCACCCGGATGAAGGAGAAGGTGTACCGCAACTGGGCGACCACCATGTCGCAACGATGGGGCGGCAACGTCGAAGGAGCGGTCCGCCTCGGCATGGCGATCGATTCGGTGAAGCGTGGTGCCAGCGTCGAAGCAGCCATCGACCGCATCACCCGCATCCACTTCGACTACTCGCAGGTGTCACGGTTCGATGCGAAAGCCAAGCAGGTCATCCCGTTCTGGACCTTCATGTCGCGCAACCTGCCCATGCAGATCACCGAGATGTGGACGAAGCCTCGCGGTTACGCCATCTACAACAGCTTCCTCCGCAACTTCGCATCACCCCCCGCCGAAGGGACGCCCGAGTACCTGCTGGAAGGTGGCGCATTCAACACCGGCCTGACCACCCCCGACTGGTTGCCCGGTGCAGCCGAAGGAATGCCGATCATGCTCTCCCCCGATCTGCCACACCAGCGGGTCGATGCTGACATCAATGCTCTCGCCGGGATTGCCGACTTCAGTGATGTCGGCAAGGCGCTGACCTCCCTGAACCCCCTCATCTCCGCCCCGTGGGAGTACGCCACTGGCACCGACATGTTCACCGGTCAACAGTTCGGCCCCACCGACTATCGCAAGGCGGAAGGGACGCTCGACATGGCGATGCTGCCGCTCATGGCTCTGCTTCGTCAGGTCAAGAAGGGTTCCGACGGCAACCTCTACTACCAGGAGAAGGGCGTCAACGCGATGCGTGCGCTGAACCCTCTGCTCGACCGTGGCACACGTCTGTTCCCCAGCCAGTCGGGTGCCGGTGGTGATCCGGATCGCACAGCGGAGAACGTGGCCCGCATAGGGTTGGGCCTTCCGGTCCGAACGATCAGTGAGAAGCAGATCGAAGGGCAGAAGCGCAGCAAGCGGTTCGACCTACAAGAGCAACGAGCGATGGAACGGATACTGGCAGGAGGATGATGACCGACTTTGGTGACAGTGAGCCCGAGGACAGCTGGGATGCGGACGACCCGGTGCTCGAACAGTTGGACAACATCATGCGACGCATCGCCCTGCTGCGCGACAGCGTTGGTCCGATCGCAACGCAGCGCGAACAGATGCGGTTCAAGGACATCGATGAGGACCTGCGAACGGTGATCCAGCGAATCGCGGAGGGCTGATGGGGTCGCTGTACGTCCCCATCGCTGACATCCTGCTCGACGCCGGGTGCGCGGTGTCGCAGATCGATGTCAACGAAGGGTGGGAGCGTCGGTCCCGTTCCAGCGGAGGCTTCGACAACTATCCGCTCGGAATCCAATGGCACCATACGGCCAGCAAAGCCAGCGTTGAATCTGACTTGAACTACATGATCAACGGAAGCCCTGACCGCCCGGTCGGCAACGTACTCCTGGCCCGTGACGGTGTGTACTACCCCGTCGCGGGTGGGGCGGCGAACACCTCGGGAAAGGGAGGCCCCAACTCCTTCTCCCGAGGGACCGTCCCCCTCGACAAGGGCAACACGATGTTGTTCTCCATCGAGATCGCCAACAACGGCACCGGGGAGCAGTACCCAGCCCAACAGATCGACGCAGCTTTCGCCGGGTCGAATGCATTGAATGCATACTTCGGCAACCGTGCCACTGATGTTGTTACGCACGCCCTCGGGGAAGGTGACGGCTACACGGACCGCAAGATCGACCCTGCCACCACCAACGTGGCCGGGAACTGGGAACCAGTCTCGGTCAACTCATCGGGGACGTGGCGTCTCTCCGACCTGCGCGCTGAATGTGCCAACCGCGCAGGAAGCCACCCGCCCACACCAATACCGGGCCCGACGCCCAATCCTGAGGAGGACGAAATGGCAATCCTGTTGCACTCTCACGACGGGAGCAACGCCCAACAATCGGCGGTGTTCTGGTGGGACGGCAAGCACATTGGTTGGGTCCGCAGCGGCCACGCCATCGATGTTGGCAAGCTGTGCGGGCTGTACACCACCGATCCGCTCGACAACTTCGGGGTCGGAGAGTTGCAGGCGTTCATCGATTCCGGCTGGGTCGGTGGGCCGATGCCCCCAGGCTTCAACCCACCTTCTGCCGTCGACTCCAGCGTGACGTAATGCTTCATGCGCGAGCGCTCGGTGATCGAACTGATGGTGCTCGCGCTCACGCTGCTCGTCGCCGTCGTCATCGTGACGACCGCAGGCACGATCGCCGTCGTGGAGATACGCGACCCGGAGACGGACAGTGCGACAGCAGTGCAGTGGCTGTTCGGATTGACGGGGACGTTGGTGGGCGCACTGCTCGGGCTGCTCGCTGGCAAGGCGAAGATCACAGAGGAACTGTCGAAGCGGCGTGAGGAGGATGAGTGAACCCCATCATCTTCCTCGGGTGTTGCAGCGCCAGCGCCAGCGCGCTGGTCGGTGGCCTGCTGGTCACACAAGAACCTGTACCTGCGTCCCCGCCTGTGACTACGGTGGTGCAGGGCCCACTCGATGGGTCGGCACAGAAAGAAGGACCCTTACCCGGCCCGACCGGACCTGTCGGCCCACCGGGACCACAAGGAGAGCAAGGTGAACCGGGTGAAACTGGTGTTCCTGGTCCCGCTGGTCCTCCTGGGCTGGACGGTGCTGTCGGTCCTGGTGGCAGTGACGGTGGGCAAGGTGATCGCGGCCCACGAGGAGAGACAGGACCGCAAGGACCAGCAGGCCCGCCTGGACAGAATGGTGCCGACGGGCTACCGGGTGAAGCTGGGCCTGAAGGACCACCAGGCCCTGCTGGAGGGCCTGGCCCGAGTGGACCCGTGGGACCAGCAGGCCCACCCGCCCAGGGACTCAATTGCCCACCCGGATTTTCCGAGGGACCCTTTCTACTGAACGCACCAGGCGGTCAGGTCACCATCTTCGTGTGCCAGGCCAACTAAAGCGCACTAAGGCTTATAAGACGAGCCAGCCGAGGGCCACGGCGGCGAGGCCAGCGCTGATGAGCGTGGCGTACAGCGTCTTCACCTGGAAGGCAATGACTGCTCCGATCACGAACAGGATCACCGCCACCAAGAAGGCGATGTCGGCCAGGTTGAAGTTCCCCTGGAAGATGCCGTCATCGACGGCGAGCAAAGTGGGCATGATTCAACGGTACCCACTGCGACACAGGAGGAATGGAGATGCCAGGAGGCAAGAAGCCGGGACCCTCAGTGAAGAAGCCCGCCACGTACGAGGCGCTGAAGGAGAAGGGCTACTCGAAGGAGAAGGCGGCGAAGATTTCGAACGCCCAGGCCCGAAAAGGCAAGCGGTAAATCGGCCGAAAAATGTGAAAGGGTTTTTCGGTGCGGGGGGTGAGTCGAAAATCCCAGGATCGGGTATCCCCCGGTCATGACAGAGCAAAAGCAATCACAGCAACACGACTCCAAGCAGCCGAAGCCCGACACCAAGTCGAAGCGGTCGGTTCAAGCCGAAGGTCGGCCTGACCCCGGTGACGAGGGCGACGGCAACAAGATTTTCGAGGCGCAGGAGGAATGGCGCGAGCAGCAGAAGCGTCTCGAAGAGGAGCGCATCCAGGAGAACGCCGAGCAGGGCCGGTAGACCTTCAGACCTTTGCACGGTGCAAAGGTCCCTGAAAACGCAAAGAGCCCCCCGACCCGGATGGGTCGAGGGGCTCGTCACGCGTGTTCTACCAGATGATGTCGGCAACACCCATCGCCACGACGACGATGAAGGGGCTGAAGATCATCACCAACATGAACCGTGTGCTCACGGTTCCTTTCTTCTGACCCATGCGTCGAATACGAGACACGCAGCCAGGATGCCTGTGATGACGGCGATCACCACGTAGTCAGGTGTCTCCACCGTCGCCCTCCGTGTCTCGCATCGGTAGGTTCATGTTCATCCTGCCGATGCGGGCGGGGATGACGACGACGTTGTTGCACAGGTCGCAGCATTGGCCTTCCTCGTACCGTGCCACCGGTTCAGGGTTGTTGCCCCAGCCGTCGTACTCGGCACCGCACAGCACACACACCTTCATGGTTCCTCCGTTACTGACGGGTAACTGATTGGGCCGGGAGGGTCGCATGGTTGGGCCTGGTCCGCTTTCGGCGCACCACATCGCTTACACCAGACAGCATCGCTTTCGTCAGGGTCGCTCACCCATTCGTGTTCGTCGGTTACTGACGGGTAACGGCTCATGCCGTGCTCCAAGCCTGCATCCCTTGCTGCCGGTAGATGATCGCCGCCACGCAGATGTTCTTCCACGAGTCGGTCAGATCGCTGCGTGAGTACACACCGCACGACGCAGCCTTCGGTATCCAGATGGCGTGCACCTGGAACAGTCCGGTGCAGCACGAGTTGGCGGCACCAGGCTGACAACGCGACTCCCGGTAGGCGATCCCCGCCATCCTGTTCACATCCCAGCCTGGTGACTGGGCGATGAGGGCGTCGATGATGCCGGTGCAACGGCCACCCGATGACTCACCCGAAATGCTGGGCGTAGGTGGGTCGAGGCGGTCAGCCTGTGCCAGTGGCTCAGCTTCGATGAGCCCGTCATGATCCCAGTCCTGGGTCAGTGAGGCTTGCACCTCGGGTCGGGCCAGATAGTTCTGTGCTGCCTCTGGTGCCTCGTCGTGCCAGGCGATCCAGGCGGCGATCTCCTGGTTGGTGCACCCGGTCATGGTGATGATGGTGAGTACGGCGAGTGCCGCAATGCGTTTGCTTCTCATGACTTCACCGCCTGACGCTCGAACTGCCCTCGCCCAATCGAGGCCACGGCACCTGCATCAGTCTTGACGTAGACCAAGCCCGCGTCGATGCCGGTGATCTCCCCGTATTCGTTGGTGAAGTTGAGCATGAAGCGGTCACCCTTCTTCCACGTCGGTTCATCCATCTCCTTCGCTGATGCTTCGAGGAACTCGATGAGTTCACGTTTGTCGAACAACCGTTCCTCTATGTGGGTCAGCAGGTCCTGGTACTTGTCACGCTCACGGAGATTCGCCTTGACCGATGCTTCGATCTGAGCGGCCTCGTTCTTCAGCCTCGTGATCAGTTCATTCAGTGCAGTGTTCTTCATGTGTTTCCTTTCGGGTTGAACGACAAGAGCCCACCCCCTGAGGGGTGGGCTCCGGTCGTGTTGGGGTTATTCGTTCAGCAGACCTTTGATGGCGTCGTACATCTCTGCACGTCGCCGAACATCGGTCAGGTCTTCCTCGTACGCATCCATCTCATCAACCAGGTCTTGCACCTGGTCGAGGAGGGCGAGCAGCTTCTTCTGCCACTCGTTGCTGGACACAATCGGTTGACGCTCACCACGACGACGCTGTGCCGCCTTGCCCGTGTGGACTTTGTGATGTGCGCCCACCGAATTGGGCTTCGGTGCTGTCACATGACAGTTGGGCCACGAGCATCCGTACAGAACGCTGCCATCCGACATGATCAGTTTGTTGATCGCCGGGGAGAAGCCCTCTGTCTTGGTGACGATCGGTCGTGGCACCGGCTTGTCGTCGTCACTCATGGTCCGACAATCGGATGTGACTTGATGGGCGGCAGCTTGTGCTTGCGCAGACGCTTCGCCCACACTGCTCGCACAGCCTGCGGTTTGATGCGCACACCGGTCGAGGGGAGCATGTAGTCATCCGGGTAGTCGTAGACGGGCCGGGACAGGTACTCCCCGTAACGGTCGGAGATGGTCCAGCGCTTGACGGTCGTGCAAGTATCGCACTGCAACGCCATCGCTGTCACCCCTTTCACGTTGGGTTGCCAGTCGGGCTGAACCTGTGTCCAACGATGGCCGGTGGCCCCGACCCGGCATCCCAGGTCGGTGTCACTGAGCCCGGACAGGGCTTTGATCTGTAGGTCCAGTTGGAGCAGGAACTGATTCAGTTCCTCATCTTGGGTTGTTGACATGGTTGCGTGCCCTCCCAGGACACGTGGATTCATGGGTTGTCTGGGTTGCTTGGATCGTGGCGGCACTGAGCCGCCTGCTTGTTGGGTAGGTGACCGTCCCACCACAGGTGGGACAGACGTAGCCGCGCTTACTCACGGAACATCAGCTGTTCCTGTGCCTGCTTCAGCAGGTCGGACGCCAAACGCAGATCACGGATGTCATCTGCGAGCGCGTGGTTGTCAGGCTCACGCTCTTGACGGCGCAGTTGCGCTTGACGGTGAACGTCGCACGCTCGGGCAGCGAGCCCGAGTTGTTCGGCGGTCATGTCATCCAGGGGGTGGCAGGTCATCATGTTTCACCTCCCCTCGGGGTGCGGACCAATCAGGGGAGACAGCAGCGGCGACACCGAACACCGCGTCCAGCTGGCTGCTGAACTTGGCGACGGTCTCATCCACTTCCTCCTCCAGGAACTCCTGAACCAGCTGGGCCAGGTCGAGCACGTCACCACGCATGTGATGCTTGGTGTCACCTTCCTCGGTCATCTCTTTCAAGATCATCGAGTCGTGCTTGCGCATGGCAAGCACGAGCGCTTTGGTGAATGCTTTCAGCACCTCGTCGGGTTGCGTACGGATGGTGTCCAGCGCCAATTCTTTTGCGCCGTACCCCTCCATTCTCCCCGTCTCCAAGATGACAACATCGTCCAGCTTGTACTGCACCAACTCCACCTTCTGGATGCCGATGGCCTGGATCGCAGCCCAATGCCTACCCATCACTTCGATGAGGTCAGCGGTCACGTCGATGGCAACAACTGACCCATGCTCGGGGTTGTTGATCTCGTACGACGTGATGATGAGACGTTCCAAAATCTCACCGAACTCATCGAGCCCTTTGGCTGCGGCTGCTGAGTCGAACAGCACCTGCATCAGCAGGTGGTAATCGGTTCTGTTGATCATTCGTTCTCCTTGGTTGGGCTTTGCACGGTGCAAAGGTCAGTTGGTTCGGATTTGGTCGTCGCCGACGGACGCACCGTTCAGGCGCGACTCGACCACGTTGTCGGTGTTGTCGGAGACCAGGTTCCCGATGTAGTCGTAGTCGGTGTTGTCCTGGCCACCGAGTTCGTTGGTGGTGTAACGGGCAGCGACCATCGACGCCTCCAACATGGACGCCTTGAAGTAGGTGTCCAAGTACGGCAACGGCTTCTCCACCTCGGCGTTCATCAGGTCATGCTGATCACGCACCATGTCAGCCGCATCGATCAGGTCCTGGGTGGTGACCCTGAAGTCGGCCAGGTTCCCTTCGAGACGGTTGATGGCAGCACGGATCACCTTGCTGGCAGCGTTGGCGATCGTGGCGTACGAGTAGCCCTCGAAATGGCTGAACGCCACATCGAAGTCGATGACACCCATGTTGTCGGCGTCGAATACGACACGGATCACCTGCTCGAAAGCTGAACGGTCAGGCAGGCCGCAGTACAACACGTCATCGAACCGACCATGCCGGATCATCGCCCGGTCGATCTGCTCGATGAAGTTGGTGGTACCCACGATGATGCGCTTGGCGTTCTTCGCCGAAGCACCATCGAGAATCTCCAACACCTTCGCCCGACCCTCTTCGGCCAGCTTCTCCATGTCTTCGAAGCTGATCATCACCAGGTGACCTGCCTCCATGAGACGTGTCGCCATCGTGTTCGCCCGGTCCAGGCCGTAGATGCCCATTGCCGGATCGACATGGATGACCACAGCGCCAGCGACGATGGCACTGAACTCGCACAGGCTCACCGCCACCGTCTTGCCACCACCGGGAGGCCCGTACATGAGCAGCCCGGTCTTGGTGTCCTGACGCTTCTCCTTCAACGCGTCCATGTACTTGAGTGGTCCCCGCACATACAGGTCGAGAGCGACCCGCATCTTGTCGGTCAACGCCACCTTCGTCGGGTCGAACTTGGTCATGTTGATGAACTGGAAGTTGGTGTCCACCACCTGACCCAGGTAGATGCTGTTCGCGTTCGCCCAGTCACGGACGTAGGCGAACAACCCTTCGAGATGCGACTGGTCACCGCGGATCACTTGCGCCTTGATGTAGGGCGTGCCGTCACTCGTCGTCTCGACTTTGATCCAGCAGTCCCCACGCCAGGGCAGCGAGGTCGCACCCGCAGGCACCACCACGTAATCCATTTCCCCGGTCGCCATGTTGTACCCGACCGGGACACGCCGTGTGGACGGCTTGTCGATCGGGGAGGTTTTCACCACCTGGGACACGAAGCCATCGAGGCGACGCATCACCGTGTTCAAGGCGACCGCCACCTCATCTGCGGTGAAGCCGGGGTACTTCTCGGTGCGCTCGGTCAATTCGAACGTCGAGTAGATGGCATTCTTGAACCCGTCGATGGCTTCCATCGGGTTGGCGGCGTGCTGCTTGGTGCCGTCGTAGACGGACCCTTCGAACACGACACGTTCCGGCAGACGGTTCGAGCCTGCCTTGTTGTACAGCATCTCCGACGTGATCTTGGCGGGGATGACGTTGGTGTTCGTTGTCATTGTTTGTCCTTTCGGGACTGGTTGGGTTGTTTTCTTCCTGCGGAAATGCAGAAAGACGAAAACCCCCCGACCATTCGGTCGGGGGGCAAACGTCCATTGGCATTTCGTATTCGGTTGTGGTGGGCGGTGGGAGCCGACCCACGCACCTTTGCACCGTGCAAAGGTCAGTCGATGTTGAATCCACTGACAATCGGATCGGTGTCCGGGTCAATCGGTGTGCCCAGCTTCACGGTGGGTGTACGGAACCTGTTGTCGAACCGCACGGTGGTGCGATGGACACGGAAGGTCAGTTGCCCTTCCACAGGTACCACATAGATGAGCCGATCCTCTTTCTTCGGGTCATCGAAGCGGTAGGCGAAGCCGACATACGTGTGGTACTGGTCCATCCACGGGATGATGGTGGCCTGAAGTTTCGGGTCGTACATCACCTTGCCGGTGGCGAGGATGGAGCCCCACTTCTGGATTTCCTCGCTCATGCCTTCTTCCTGGCCTTGTCTTGGCGTGCCTGGTGGAAGGTGGCGATCGTCTTGGACGTGTCCACCTGGGCGTGACGCCCCGGCATGGTCATCCCGAAACAGGGTTGGTGTGGCTTGGCACCACAGCGTGGGCACGACACACCGATGACACTGTTCGGGGCGATGCGTTTCGGTTTGCCGTTGATCGGCTTCATCGCAGGCAGCTTCTGTCCGGGGTAGGTGGACATTTCTTTGTCGACTGCTTCACGCGTGTCAGCGATCTTGCGGATGCTGTCTCGGATGCTGGCGTTCACCTCATCCATCGACATGACGCCGAGTGCCTCCCTCTCAGCACGTTGCAGGTGACCCTGCACGCGCCAAAGGATGCCGAGTGCGGTGTCGGTGTCCCCCGTGGCGATGAGTTCCATCGCATTCCAAATGTTGTCAATCGGATTCATGGTTATTCGTGCCTTTCTTGGCTGTTTGGGTGTTGGGATATACAAAAGGACCCCCCGCCGAAGCGAGGGGTCCTTCAACCTTTGCACGGTGCAAAGGGGATCTATTTGCTTTTGAAACGCTCAAAGAGCGAAACGATTCCTGCTACCAGCAGGAACAATGGGATACCGGTCACCCACAGGATGACCATGATGTTCGACCAGCCACCGGTCATCGGCGTCGCCGCCGTCGCATCGCAGCTTGCAAACGGTCACGTCTGATCTCCCACAAGGTGATCTCCACCTGGTCAGCGATCAGAGCGACAGCAACGGCGATCGTTGCGATCTGGAGCATCATGGCTCCGTCCGGTACGTGAGGGTGAGGTCGGTCTTCCACTGGTCGACCTCCCACACGTCGTAGGCGTCCGGTTCGTCCTTGCCCAGGAAAGCGGTGTACACGTCGCCTGCGGCCGCTTCCAGCAGGTGCTGGCGCCACAGGTCATCGAGGCGCTCGGTGTAGGCAACTTGAGCCTCCAAGGTTTGGGTCATCTGGTACACGATCTCCCGGAGAAGGGCGATCTCCGCCTGCAATTGCCAGACGGTCGGTGGGGTGGGTGTGAGCCGATTTTCAGGGTTGTTGCTCATTCGGGTTCCTTTCGGGGTTGGGTTGTTTGGGGTATGCGGAAACGCCCGACCTTTGCACGGTGCAAAGGTCGGGCGTTCGAATCACTTGTCGATGTTGAAGCAGGTCGCGACGCCATCGGCGTCAATTTCGGGCTTGCCGCCCATGTCTTCGCAACGCAACTCCCATCCGGGTGTTGTGTCGTCCATGACCACGATCACGATGTCGTCGCCGTCGGCGTTGAACTTGTGCGTGTACTCAGCGACACGGATGATGTCGCAGCCCGCCAGGGGCAGGGCCAGGAGGCCCAACAGGATGATGCGCTTCATGACGCCACCCAGCCCTGATGATGGGCGCACAAGGCGTCCAGGGCGATGCGCTGGCAGCGGCCGGAGCCACTGGCGTTGCGAGCCTTGCACTGGGCGCTGAACGACCAGCCATCACCGGCAGCGGCGTGGTCGAACATGACCTTGCCGATCTCGGTCGAAACCTCGTTGTACACGTTGAACGTGGCAGCGAGGCAGACGCCTTGTTCGTCGGTCACGTAGTTGTTGACGGTGACGTAGGAGAACGCCGAACCGAACTTGTGACCGGCGTACCAGGCACCGAGGTGCTCCATCGTGGAGGGCATTGCATTGCGGGGCATTGCGGAGGTGTTCATGGTTGTTGCTTCTTTCTGGGTTGGGTTGTTTGGGTTTCACCGACATCACACAAGGCGCGGTCGGGGATCGGTTGGTGCCAGCGACGGTCGTTGGCACGAGAAGAGTTCACGGAACGAGTCACACGTTCCATATGGGATGGGTTGAGACAGGCACGATGCCGGTCACACAGGTGGTCGATGGTGTCGTCGTAGCCCGCCAGGGGTGAATCGGGGTAGAAGTGGTCCCACACGTAGCGGTGAGCCACTGTGGTCTTGCCACGCAGCTTGAACTTGGCGTAACCGTTCGAGTCGAGGGAACCGGTCCACACCCAGCAACCACACGCGCAGACGGTGATGTTGGTGCGGACGGTCCGTGTCAGGTCATCGACATTCATGCGGTCGCCGGTCGGTCGGTGTGAGCCGAAAAACACAAATAAGACCTGACACCCCCCACCCCCACCTTTGCACGGTGCAAAGGCAGGGGTTCGTGAGGTCAGAACGTGAGGCGCTGGTCACGCTCCGCCTCGTATTCGGTCAGGGTGGCGACGCAGCCTGAGTAGGCGGCGAACACGTCGATGTAGAGACCGGCCGACATGGGTCGGTCCATCATGTAGAGGTACTCGACCACGAGTGTTTCGTAGCGGTCGATGAGGCTGTCCAGTTGGACGATGGTGCGGGTTGTGTAGTGCTTCATGGCTTCCTTATGGGTTGGGGTGTTCGGTCGATGCGTGTGGAAATCCCGATTTCTCGGTCGGTGCGGTGTGTCCCGTGTGAGCCGACATGGACCTTTGCACGGTGCAAAGGTCGGGGGACGCGACGATGCCGCCGCCCGATATGGGCGGCGGCATCATGTGTCGAGACGCGACGATGCCCCGACCACTAGGGTCGGGGCATCGTCTAGGTGTTCAAGCGGCAGGGCCGCGGGTGATCACTTGCCAGCAGTGGCCAGCGCTGCCAGCGCTGCCAGTGGCGCTGGCGCATCGATGCTGGCATCGGCACGGCGCGCCATTTCGACGCTGGCCAGCAGCGCTGCCAGCAGCGCCGATGCCACGTCATCCGGCAGGGCCGCGACATCGATGGGAGCGGCAGCGATGACAGCTTCCAAGCTGGCATCATCGCTGCCACGGTGCATCGCCTCTACCGCTTGCGCCAGCGCCATCGGCGCTGTCGGGACAGCAGCGCTGCTGCCAGCGCCAGCGCCAGTGGTGCTGCCAGTGGTGCTGCTGCCAGCATCGCTGCTGTCAGCATCGCCAGCGTTCGGAGACTGACGGGTAGCTGTCGGCAGCGCATCGGCAGCGCCAGCACCGCACCACTTGGCCAGCATCGCGATGCCGATGGTGACGTCATCGCGATCGATGTGCAGCGAGACGAACCGCTTGACATCGGCAGCACGTGCGCCACTGCCATCGGCCTTGCCGATGGCATTGCGGACCGCGATGGCACGAGACCACCGCGAGCCGTTAGCAGCGCCGACACCCGTCAGCGATGCCAGCAGATCGCGGAGAGCGCCAGCATCGCCGACAGCATCGGCAGCGATCGTGTCGCGAGCCTCGCGCACAGCCTTGCCGATGGCGCTGGCATCGCTGTCAGCAGCCACGCTGACGCCACACGCGATGACAGCAGCGATGCCAGCAGCAGCGAACTTGACGTAGCTGTCGGCCAGCGCTGGCAGCGCCAGCCCTTGCGCTTGACGGAACGATCCGTCAGCAGTGGTAACGGCCGACAGCGCTGCTGCCAGCTTCGAACCTGCAGCGATGGCAGCAGGGGTGATGGTGTCTTGTGTGTTCGTCATGGGATGGGTTCTCTTTCATCGAGAGCATCGGCACCTTTGCATGGTGCAAAGGTATGGGAACCGCTCAACTCGATGCCATCACTCTATCAGGTCCTAGGGGGGGGGGTGGTCCGATCGCATGGTCTACCCCCCAGGGGGGGGGTAGGGGCCCCTCCCCCTACCATATCTTTATATAGGGTAGTAGGACTGCCAGCCATTTTTTATGAGGTTGTGAAAGTGACCTCTATGCCCTCGTACCCTAGTCAAGTTGCTGGTGGGTAGATCGGAGTGACAAGGGGTCGGAGAGTGAGTGGTCTCACCCTGTGGATAAAGGGGTGGAAGAGGGTGGAAGCTTCCACCCCTCGGGTGGAGTGGACGGTGAGAATGAGACTGAATAACACCACTTCAACGGACTCGCGTAGGGAGATGGAGACAGGGGGTGAGGGTGGAAGCTTCCACCCTTCCACCCCTACACCCTGTGGATACGTCCGTCGATGATTGTGATGGCCCCGTCTTCGAGTGCCTTTGTCATGGCGGCGTCGAACCGGTGCCTCGTGTCCTTCGAGGTGGTGACCTTCCGCAGCTGCCCTCTGGCGACCCCTTCTGGGGGAATGTGGCGGATGATCGAGTCCCGCAGACGGGCCAATGCCTTGCGTTCTTTGGTCTCTTCTTTCACGTCTTCGAAGGTCGCTTGGGCTGTGGCGGCCGTCACAGTCTTCTCATAATTCTGCTGTGAGCGCATCGCCAGCATCTTGTTTCGGAGGTTCAGGTGAGAACTGAGAGCAAGCCCTGCGAGGTCCCAATCGTCTGCCGTCACCGCCGTTCTGTCGTCCATCAGGGCGAAGATGCCCGCCATTTTCAGCTTGACGAGGTTCAAATGCCCGTCGATTGGGGCGACGACCGCCTTTTTCGACATCTTTTGGTGGTTCTGTTCGAGAATCTCGTCATGAATAGAACGCTCGTACTCAATTGTCACGGGCATGGTGGGGTGGATGGGCAGGTTCAGCGGGCCTGGCCAGTCTGGGCGCACCGTCCAGTGAGGCAGATTCACGTCCTCGGCGGCGAAGAACACGAGCCGCCCGGACAGGCCCTGTTGGACGAACGTGTCTTCCAGCAGCTTGTGGCCCAGCGACAGTTGGATGGCGGCGACGCCTGCCATGCGGTACGACCCCGGCACCATGCCCACCCGTTGACGGTCTGCTGAAGCGTTCCCCTGTCCGGGATCACCGCCCGACCAGGCGGTGCAGAGGACCGAACCGATGGTGGTCCCCTGCCGCTGGGACTGGTTGACCAGGCCGAGGGCTTCGTCCACCGAGAAGTGGACGGCCGTCTTCGTCTTCTTGTTCTTCATCACCTTCTTGCCGGACGAGTCCTCCTCCTGCACCATCTCGAAGAACGCCGACACCAACCCTTCCCCGCTCGACACCGGCCATTCCCACACCAGGTCCTTGCGTTCCTGTTGTCCGGGCAGAAGTTCCCGTGCAATCGCCATCGCCCCCGACTTGCCACCCGCCGACTCCGCCACCAGCACGCTGATGTGGTCGAACGTGGAGGCCGTCATCACGATCGGCGGTATCCGGTACATCGGGGGCACCATCGCTGCGTACCGTGCGATCACCGCCCCCAAAATGGCATCCGCACTGGCCTGCCGGTTGTGGGCGGCATCCCGGATGTGGGACAGCCATCGCCGTTTCGTCCAAAACTCGTCGGGTAGGTTCGCGGACGACGGCGTGGCAGCAGCCGTGCTGTCACCCTGCACGGTGACGGCGGGGACCGAGGCCAAGGTCCCCGCCTCCCGTGTCGGCATCATCGCCCGGATCATCCGGCTGGCCGTCGAGCGATCGGTGACACCGTTCTCCACCATCCACAGATCGGCGGGCTTCAGAATCCAACACCCCCTCCCCGCCAGACCCACCTGGGAGTAGATCGTGTCCACGCTGGTGGTGAAAATGGCGATAGCCCCCGTGTCCGTGTGCAACGTCGCTGACGTTCCCTGCCTCGGGTCCTTGCCGGGTCGCACGTACTGCACCTCGCTGCCGTGTCGCCGATCCTCCAACCATCCCAGCCTCTGGAGCGCAGCCGCCGAATCGAACGTCCGGTTCAGCCAGTCGAACGGCGTCTCGCCATCGTTCGCCGGGTCCCAACCCAGGTCTCCGACACGGAGACCGGTACCCGCCTGTGGTACCGTCGCGAGCGACGGCACCTCAGGCGTCGGCTCGGGACGCCAGAACTGGGCGAGCAGGAACCCGGCCTCGAACCCCAGGCGGGTGTTCGACTCGATCACCACCTCCACCGGTTCGGCCTTGTTGTTGAACGAACCTGGCAGGCGCAGCACCGACGCCAGATCGGTGCGATCGTTGTGCAGGCCGTACGTCTCCTCGATGTAGCGGAAGAACCCGTCGGACAGCACCTGGCCGTCGTGCGCGTTCAGCACCTCCACCAGACCCCAATACACCTGGAGCCCGTGGCCCGAGTTCACGATGATCGTCGGCGTCGCCCTAATCTGCGCCACCGCCGACCGGACCTCGGCCTCCGACGGCAGCGTCGTCCCCTTGTGCGCCTCCGGGTCCGCCCAATCGAAATCCGCAGCCAGACACGTCACCGCCACCACGTCGTCCGAGCCGCCGCGGCCCTTCGCCACCGACCTCATCGCATGGACGCCCCACCACACGTTCGTCTCCGGGGGCAGCGTCTGAGCGACAGTCAGCATGTGGGCTGGGTCGTCGTAGAAGCCGAAGGTGCGGAACGGCTGGCCGTTGGTTTGCACGCACAGGCTGTGCTGCCCTGGTGCCCAAAGCACATCGAACATCTCGATGGGCGTGTTATTGTTCATGTCGCAGAACCTCTCTGTTGAAGTTTTGTGCGTGACCTTTCGGGTTGTTGGGTCACACGGGTTTACGTGAGTTCCTTTCACGAAGAAGGCCCCAGGGAAGCGATCCCCTGGGGCCTTCTCCGTTCACGGCAGCTGCCGCAATCGTTCACATACCGAACATCGCACCATCGTCTCCGGTGGGGCGACCGAGTGGCCCTTCATCCCGCATTCGCTGAACACGGTTCCATTGTCCGAGGACTGGGGCCAGTGGAAACCGATCACACCGTGACGGTTCGCCAACAGTACCCACGGCGGGGTGTACGGCTCAACAGTCGGCGGCGACGGGGCATCCACCAACACCGGATCGAGCCCGCCGTACGCCGACACATCGAACAGGTGGTCACTCATGGTTCACCACCGGGAAGATTGCGATGCCCTTGCAGAGGATGTTCTCCTGTCCTTGGTTGGCGAGTTCGGTGTTCATGTATCGCTGCCACGGCATCAGGGACACTGACCAGGAGCCGTACTCATCCTCCGGGACACCGAGCGCCTTCAGGTCACGATCGGCGAGGATGGCGGCACTGACACGCCGTTGACATGCCGCCGCCCGATCCTTCGTCGCCTGATCCAGCGTGTTCAGGTAGGCCAGCCGTTTCTCGGCCTGTTCGGCCCACCACGCCTCCTGCTCCTCCTCTGTCATCAGGTCGTCGTCGTCAGCCACGGGTCTTCTCCTTCAAGTACGACTCCAGCACACCGGGGGTGAACATCTCGGTGATCGTGTCCCGAACCTTGCAGTAGTCGGCGGGGCACAATCGATCGGTGGACGACTCCAGGAGGCGAGCCACCCAACATCCGCTCACTCGGCACGACTCATGATCCGTCATCGTGCTCCTCCCAGATGTTGACGTGCGACACCACGCGCATGTTGATCAGATGGGTGATCTTGTCACCGTGCAAAGTGAGCAAGCCGTTGTCGATGCCCGACCCGGTGATGCCAACGAACATCACCGGGGAACGGTCCGGGTCGATCCAGTTGATGTCGAAGGTGAGCGGCTGGGAAGCCGGAGAAGGCAGTGCCTCCTCCAACTTCTCACCCATCTTCTCCTGGAACTCAGCCGCCATCTCGGCCTTCGCCGCAGCGATCTTCTGATCCATGAAGGTTCGGGACCAGGCCAGAGCGTCGCCGCCATCCATCAGTCATCGAACAGGTCGTCCACGGCCACCGACTTCTTCGGGGCCTTCAACTCCATGACATACAACTTGGCGGGTTGGAACCCACGAGTCGTCGGCTTCGCCAGGCCCGAACACTTGATGCGGAGATGAGCCCCCTCATCGATCTCGCTCAGCCCTGCCGCCTTCGCTGCCTCAGCAAGTGCCCTCTCACCGGAATGTCCCTTCCCCTGAGCGGGCTCAAAGTTGTTACCACCCTTGAGCCACACCGACCGCTTGCCGTCGTCATCGTCGCCCGCTGACAACGTGGTCGCCAACTCGACCACCGTCTGCATCCGTGGCGAACCATCCGACCAAGTGAGCGGATCACCTGACGTGAAATCGGTCTGCTGGACACGCTTGATCGAAATGATGTCACCATCGATCTCATCACCCATCTCCGGCTTCCACGACTTCGAGCCGCCTTCCAATTCTGAAACACTGAACCCTGCCATTACTGACTCACTTTCTTTGTGTGTGTTGCCGAAGCGCGGGGATCGCCCTCCGGCCATCCGAGACCGAACTCGGCCTCGACATCATCCAGAAGCTTGAGCACTCGCTGGATGTGTTCCTTCTCCGACAACCCCTGCTTCGGTGTCGGAATCTCTGTCGGCCAGTTCTTGCCGAGACACTGCTTGGCGTCGGCGTTCCTGGCGATGGTCGTGATCCTGGCTTTGATGAACGTCAGGAAGTCATCGGTTTCGGCGAGCGGCCCTGCGCCGAGTTCGGCGACGAGCAGTTCTTCGCCGTCGGGGAGTGGAGGTGTGAACTCGTACGCTCCGAATGGCTCGATGTTCTTCCACTTGCGCCTCCACGACTTCACCTGATCCACGAGTTGGGCACCCCACTCACCCACGCCCAGATCGACCCAGATCAGTGAGCATTGCTCCTGACCGGCTGGGAGGTGAACCAGGATTCCCCAGTCCTTGTTGATCGGCGGCGTCTCCAAGAACACGTCGTTCACCACGTCGTAGAGTTCGCCGTCGGCGTACAGCGCCATCTGCACCGTGTAGCCAGGCAGCGAGTAGTCCAGCTTCTTGCCGGTCTTCAGGTCGCCGACGAACTTCGTGCCCGGTTGATGAATCTCGCCGTCCGGCGTCATCAGCGGTCCAGTGTTGCGGTACAGCCGATCAGCCGTCCCCGCGCACCCCATCGCCAGGTTGACGACGTGGTACTCGAACAGGTCGGACACCAGGAAGTTCTCCTCCAGGCACTTGCTGTACACACGCAACGACTTTGCAAACTCCTCCGGTGGGTCGAACGAATCGTCTGGGTCCTCCCACCGACACGACATCGCATGGAGGGCGGTGCCCAGGTCTGCGGCCTGCGCCCCTTTCCCGGCGTTGATCGCCAACTCGCGCAACGTCTGGAACGTCTTGCGATCGTCGTCCTTGACGGCGACGTAGCGAGCTTGCAACGCTTTGTCGAGGGCGACGCCCTGAGCGGCCCGGTCGATCTTCCAGTTGACCAACGCGTTCTCGTCGTCCAGGATTTTCCCCCACGACGACGGTCTCGACAGGCGGACGTTCTTGCCGTCCTTGTCGATGATCATGGGTGCGCCATTGGCCCTGCGGAAGTCGGGTGCCTCCGGGGTTTCGAACTCTTCGATGTTCAGCCCCACGGGTGCGCCTCATCCAGTACCTGCACTGCTTGCATGTCGATGTACTCCTTGATCTTGCGTTGGTCCCCAGCCAGGCGGATGAGGTCTTTGCACAGTCGGGCCAGTTGCCGTTCGTTGGCGTGGCCGTTGGCGATGATCTGCTCCAACGACTTGACCAACATCGGTTCAGCCATGCTCCTCGGATTATGCGTTGAGGGGTGTGACACTGGGGACCTCCTCCACTCTCAGCCGCCAGCGGTGGGCGGGCTTGTCGTAGCCGAACAGCCACACCTTCCACCCCGCACCCCACATCGCCGCCAGGACTGGTGATGCCTGCATCTTCGTGCGACGACTCGACATGTTGTTCCGGCTGGTCACTTGGACACCGACGGTCTCGCCGTTGCCGACGGCCAGGATGTCGATGAAGCCGAACAGGTCGTGGCGGCGACGAGTGAACGAGTCCCAGTGCTCCACCATCTCGGCGAAGTAGCCCTCATCGCGCAGGTACTTCAGAGCCCTGGGATTGTGGGAGACGACGGTCACTGTGTGGCCCCGGCGTCGGCGGTGTCACCCCTCACTTTCAGTGCTTCGTCGGCGTCATACTCTCGGCCGTACTTGGCGCGCAGGGCGTCGATGCACAGCTTGTTGAGGCTGATCTTGTCCTGGTCGGCCCTGGCTCGCAGGAACTCCCGGAACGAGTAGGGCAGCGCCACGTTCAGCTGAACGGGCAGTTGCCGAGGGTCTTTGATTCTTGTCGGTGTTTGTGCCATACCCATACCCTAGCACATCACACCTGTGGATAGGAAGGGGTACAACCCTGGGGACAACCTGGGGACAACCTGGGGACAACGACCTTTGCACCGTGCAAAGCCGCAGCGTCGATTGACGCCCGTGCCAAACTGAGCAGCGTGGCTGACAAGGAGGCATACGGCAAGAACAACGATCGTGGCCTCCACATGATCGTGCCGATCACCGACTTCCGGAAACAGGCATTCCTGCGCTGGCTCTGCACCCCACCCAAAGAGCGAGAGTTCAAGACCTTCATCGACTTCGCCAAGAGCATCGACACGGATCGGCGCACCCTCCAGAACTGGCGCGACGACAAAGAGTTCCTCGAAGCCTGGGAGAAGATGTACCTCCGCACCATCGGAGACCCCGGCAAGAAATCCGAAATCATGGCCACCCTGTTCCGCACCGCCACCGATGCAGATGACCCCAAGCACGTCCAAGCAGCCAAGGCGTACTTCGAGATCGAAGGCTCCATGAAGCCCGCCAAGATGGAGGTCACCGTCCAGCGCCCCGCAGCCGAACTGACCGACGATCAGTTGGCGACTCTCCTGGCCGAACGGGCCGAAGCGGAGAAGGCGCAGCGGGGCCGTGCCATCGGGTAGCTCCGGCTTCGAACCCGGCGTCAACGCAGCCACCCGGCGAGCGCTCCTCGACCTGCGACGGCAGATCGGCCAAGGCGGCGGCGCAGGCGGACTCGACCCCACAGGCGCGATCCCCGGCGCAGGACCACCGCCCGCGCCTGGCAGCGACGGCGACTTCATTATCGACGGCGACGGCAACGGCTGGGTGTGGGACGGAACCGATTGGGTCAACATCGGTCCCATCGCCATCCCTGGACCGACCGGGCCACAAGGACCAACCGGACCCACAGGTGCTACAGGTCCTGTCGGTCCCGTTGGTCCGGTCGGACCCGTCGGCCCGGTCGGCCCTGAAGGACCCACAGGCGCTACAGGCCCTGTCGGCCCTGTCGGCCCGGTCGGACCTGAAGGTCCGGTCGGACCTGAAGGTCCGGTCGGCGGCACATCGCAGAACATGCCAGTCGGGTCCATCACCGACTACATCGGAACGACAGCACCCGTCAACTGGCTGCTGATGGTCGGCCAGACCGTGACCAACGGCCAGACCTTGTATCCCATCCTGTGGGGCATCATCCCGACAGCGATGAAAGTCGGCGCAGACATCCTGATGCCCGACACCCGCGGCCGTGTCAGCGTGGGCCTCAACGCTGCCGATCCGCTGTTCGATACGATCGGCAAGGTCGGGGGCTCCAAGGACGCCGTGGTCGTGTCACACGATCACGACATGACCCACAACCACACCGGCAGCAGCGGCACGGTGTCGGCAGACCACTATCACGGCGTCAACGTCAACTCAGGCAACATCTCAGCCGACCACACCCACGGCGTGGCGATGGACGGTGCCGGTGAGCACGGTCACAACTGGGGACACGGAACCAATTTCCTCTACTTCGCCGGTGGCGGTATTGGCGGTTATGGCGTCGGAGGCGGAAGTGGGTGGAACATCGCTCAGTTCCTCCACGACGGCAACCACGTCCACAACACCTGGTCGGGCACCATGTCCGCTCACCACTACCACAACGTCAACGGCAACACCGGCACCATCTCGGCCAACCACACCCACGCCGTCACCGTCGACACCCGCACTCAGAACACTGGGCTGAGGGGAGCGGCAGCGACCAACGCCAATGTCCAGCCGTACGTCACCTTCGCCAGAATGATCAAAGTCCTCTGACACACCAAGGAGAAACGTGAGCACCTCAACCACCACCCAGTGGCGCACCATTGTCGCCACAATCGATGAAGCCCTCGACACCGCTCGTGTCCAGGTCCAGCAGGTTGACGCCTACGCCGGGGCGCAGGTCTCCATCAACCCTGTCGCCCGCAATCATGAGACCGGTGAGTTCCAATGGGAGGTCATGGTCTCGGGCGTCCCAGTGACGTGACCGTCCAAGCGGAGGACTACTCCTTCGATGATCTGCTGTGGGAACGGGAATGGCGCAAGTGCGCGCCGAAAGCCTGGCGCGACGAGAGTGGAAGGTGGCATCAGCGCACACCCGATGAACTCCTCGCCGGGTTCATCTACTTCTGCGAGAACTACTGGTACATCCGCCATCCCAGTCGGGGACGGATCAAGTTCGAGATGTTCGAATCGCAGGTCGAGACGATCGATTCGTGGCTCAACAACCGCTACAGCCTGATCCTGAAAGCACGACAGATCGGGTTCTCCACCCTCATCTCCACCTACGCCTTCTGGCTCACGTTCTTCTACTCGGACCGCAGCATCGTCATGCTGTCGAGGACGGAACGTGAAGCCATCAAGCTGTTGACGAAGGCGAAGTACGGCTACAAGTTCCTCCCCGAATGGATGCGGAACGCACGCGGTCCGGTCGCCAACATGACGCAGACCAAGATCGAGTTCACCAACGAATCGTCTATCGAGTCCCTACCGTCAGCGTCCGACCCGGCCCGTGGTGAATCCGCCTACCTGATCGTCGTGGACGAACTCGCCTTCCTCCAGAACTCCGAGGAAGCATGGGCGGCAATCGAGCCGGTCGCCGACCTTGGTGGCTCGGTCATCATGATGTCCACCGCCAACGGTGAAGGCAACCTGTTCCACCGCCTGTGGGCGGAAGCCGAACAGGGCAACAACCGCTTCACCCCGCTGTTCTTCTCGTGGTCGGCGAACGGCCGTACTCAGGAATGGTACGACGCCAAGAAGGTCGACACCCCCGAGCATGTGATGGCGCAGGAGTACCCGGACAACCCGGACGACGCCTTCTTGAAATCGGGTCGCCCAGTGTTCTCCATCGAGTTCCTGCGCCAGATCGAAACCTCGCCCCCGCTGGCCCGTGGCTACCTGGACCCGAAGCTGAAGTTCATCGAAGACGGCGGCGCGCTGCGTATCTGGAAGTGGCCGATCGATGAAGGCAAGTACGTGATCGGTGCCGACCCGTCACAGGGGATGGAGCACGGCGACTATGCGTCGGCCCATGTCATCAATGCCCGAAACCATGAGGTCGTCGCCCACTGGCATGGTCGTATCGATCCAGACCTTCTGGGCTCCGAGGTGTTGGCTCGCCTCGGAAAGTTCTACAACCACGCCCTGGTCGGCGTTGAGTCCAACAACCACGGTCTCGTCACCTTGAAGTACCTTCAGCGTCTCCGCTACCGACCGCTCTACTTTCAGCGCAGTCCGCTGTACAAGAAATCCATCCCCACTGACATCCTCGGCTTCCGCACCACCCAGGTCACCAAGCCCCACATGATCGGTGAACTCAACCAGGCGTTGCGTGATGGCGTCATGATCCTGCACGACGCCGAGACTATTGCCGAGCTTCGAACCTTCGCCCGAGACGACAAAGGCAAGATGTCAGGGTCTCCGTTCGATGACCGCACCATCAGCCTGGCGATCGCCAACCAGATGCTGCACCACGTCTTCCTCCCCGAGTACCAGGTCGACACCGGACCGCAGAAGGGCAGCATGGATTGGTGGCAGGCGAAGGTGTACGACGACGGGATCACGATGGCAAACCTGACGGCAACGAAGCCGAAGTTGCAGATTCGCGAGCCGATCGGGGCGCACTACGTGAGAAACCCTCGCTGAATCACCTGTCTCTGTCAGAATGCACACAGTTCTCGACAGAAAGTGGGAGATTCATGGCGATCCATCTCGACAGGCAGCGTCCACCGAAGAAGAAGATGGGTCGCAATCAGCGGCGCGGCAGCAAGTCGAACCCCGGCACAGGCGTGCAGTGGGCGAACTGGTTGGACAATCCGGCAGGGGCGCCCGGTGGTGGCGGTGTCCCGGCGACCGGCGCGATCGCTGGCACCCCCGGCACTTTCACCCCGGAAGGCAGCACGCCGCCCTTCGATCTGGCTGCGATGGCACCCATCGTCGCCAGCCCAATCGCAGCGTGGACAACCGGTCAGTTCGTCATGATGGGCAATAACAACTCCTGCCACTGGAACGGTACGAATTGGGCTGGTGGCGGTGCCGCCGTCGAAGACCCCGAGGTGCAGAGCACTACACCCACCATGTCGTGGACGAAGGCCGACATCATCGAGTGGATCGAGAAGAACGTCGAAACCGAAGGTGACCTCGAAGCCTGCACGAAAGCGGAGTTGCTCGAACTCACCGAGGGCTGACGTGAACTGCTCTCACGAAGGGTGCCGCAGGGATGCGTACTACCCCCATGACGAGTGCTACCGCCACCGCATCATGTCGGTCGGCTTCAGCATGAAAGCACCCGCCGTGCAAGGAGACTTCCACCGCACCGCCCGTGAGTACCGGGAAGAAAGCTTCGGCACCAGCGACGAGCGTGAACTCGGACGCAGAGGGATAGAGCGGGCATGACCACACAAACAGAACAACTCAAGTTCGCGATGGCTGAGATTCAGCGATCCAAGAAGTGGCGCGCCGACTCCGGCTACGACGACAACTGGACACGCTGGATCGACCTGTACCGGGGCTACCAGTACGAAGGGGCCAGGTCCCCCAACGACCGCCTCATCATCAACATCGTGTTCGCCACCGTCAACGTGCTCGTCCCCGCGGTGTCGGTCAACAACCCGAAGTTCACCATCTCCGCACGCAAACCCGACAGCCAAGCCCAAGCGATGCTGACCCAGGAAATCCTCAACTACCTGTGGCACGTCAACCGGTATCAGCAGGACTTCCGCCTCGCCGTTCTCGACTTCATCATCATCGGTCACGGCTGGGACAAGGTGGGCTACAAGTGGGTGAAGGACCCCGAGTCGAAGAAAGCCGAAGGCGAATCCGACCAGACAGCGAACAAGGACTCCGACGCCTACGAAGAAGGCGTCGATGACCGCGAAGACAAAGAGGGCAACTCCGAGTCCGAACTGAACATGGACGACGACCGACCGTTCGTGGAACGCATCAGTCCGTTCGACATCTTCGTGGACCCCGACGCCCGCCACCCGAAAGAGATGCGGTGGATCGCTCAGCGCACCTGGCGTCCACTCACCGACGTGCAAGTAGACAGCCGCTACTCAACGACAGCACGCAAGAAGGTCGGTGCCCGATCCTGGTCCCGATCGGCAGGAACCGACGCCGACGGTGATGCCCGCTCCGGTGACGAACAGCCCGCGCAGAACTTGCAGTACGCCGAAATCTTCGAGTTCTACGACTGCAAGCGCGGCACGGTCGCCACCTTGTCGCTCGACTCAGCCGAAGACGCCAAGGACGCCGACGGTGGCTTCCTCATCAAGCCGAAGAAGATGCCGTACGCCAGCGGCCACCCCTTCGAGATGATCCGCAACTACGAAGTCCCCGACCACTTCTACCCGATCGGTGACATCGAACAGATCGAATCGCTCCAGCTGGAGTTGAACGAAACCCGCAACCAGATGATGAACCACCGCAAACGGTTCGCACGCAAATGGTTGTACGAGAAAGACGCCTTCGACCGTGACGGTGTGATGGCGCTCGAAGCCGACACGGACAACGCCATGATCCCCGTCATCTCAGACGGGGACCCGGCGAAAGTGATCGCCCCCGTCCCAGCGGTCATCACCCCACCAGAGTTCTACAACCAGTCCGACATGATCTCCACCGACATGGACCGGGTGTCAGGTGTGTCCGACTACCAGCGCGGCGCACAGACAGCGATCAAGCGCACCGCCACCGAAGCCGCCATGATCCAGGACGCTTCGAACTCTCGTGCCCAGGACCGGTTGACGAAGATCGAGGATTCGCTCAGCCGTATCGGTGAGCGGATCATCCAGTTGATGCAGCAGTACATGACCGGCAAGCACGTCGCCCGGATCATCTCGGTCCCCGGCGCAGCCTGGCTGGAGTACGACAAGGACTACATCAAAGGCGAGTTCGACTACAGCGTGCAGGGCGGCAGCACCGAACCACAGAACGAGACGTTCAAGCGTCAGTCGGCAATGCAGTTGGTCGATGCGTCGATGCCGTTCCTCGATGCCGGTGTCGCCGACCCGGTGAAGCTGTACCGCAAAGTGCTCGAAGGTTTCGGCATCACCGATCCGACCGGCTACATCCAACCGCAGGCGTTGGCGGCGAACGGCCCACCGCCTCCGGGGGAACAGCCAGCCCTACCTCCCGGACCCCCGCCCGCACCAGGGGGTCCAGGGGGACCACCGCCTGGTGGCCCACCTGGAGGTGGTCCTCCGCCTGGCCCACCACAAGGGCCACCAGGTGGTGGGCCAGGCGAAGCCATCCTTTCCCAGATTCCGCCGCAGGTACTCCAGATGCTGCCGCCCGAGATCGTGGACGGCATCGCTTCCGGCAAGATTCCGCCGCCAATGGTCCAGCAGATATTGGAACAGTTGATCGGTCAGGTCGGTGGAGGACCTCAGGGACCACCGCCTGGTGGTCCACCGCCTGGTGGTCCACCGCCAGGTCCGCCGCCAGGGCCACCTCCCGGCATGGGCGGTCCGCCACCCGGCCCAGGACTCACACCGCCACCACCGAACGGCGAAGCAATCCTTGCTCAGATTCCACCCGAAATCCTCCAGATGCTGCCGCCCCAAATTGTGGACGGCATCGCCTCCGGCCAGATACCACCGGAGATGGTCGGGCAGATTCTGGACGAACTGTTGGGTGGCGTGCAGACAGAGATGCCAGGCCCTGGTCCTGGTATGCCGATGTGAGTTTGACGGGCGTGCCACAATGACGAATGCATGAGCAACCTTGAAGGACTCAATGAAGAACAGGTAGATGCGAGCCCCGTCGTAGACGGACAGGCAGCGGACACCACGACCGAAGACCAAGCACCGCCCCCGGAGCCGGTACGCGAATACCTCGACATCGATGACACCCTGGCGTCCAAGTACGTCAAGGTGAAACAGGATGGACAGGAAATCGATGTTCCGCTGAACGAGGCGTTGCAGGGATATCAACGGCAATCCGACTACACCCGCAAGACGCAGGAAGCGGCAGTACTCCGAGAGCAGGCCCAAGAGGCACTCCGGTTGCAGCAAGCGTTCCAAGCCGATCCGGGTCTGACCGTCCAAGTTCTCGCCCGCCAGGCAGGCGTATCCGTCGAGGAGTTCCTCGGCATGTCACCTCGACAGCAAGCCGCAGCTGTGGCCGAAGTCGAAGACGAGTACGCCGACCCCCTGGAAAAGGCGATCGCCCAGGAGCGAGCGGAGCGCATCGCGCTCCAGGAACGGATCGATCAGCGTGATGCCGATGACTACCTGCGAGCCCAGGTCCAAGGTCTCAAGCAGGCGTACCAGATCAGTGATGAAGATGTCCGAAGCGTCGTCCAGCAGGCCCTCCAGTTGGGGGTCGGGCCGGAGGCGTTTCCGATGATCTACCAATCCCAGGCATTCCAACGGCTACAAGCCCAGAACGGGGCACAGCAAGAGGCAGTGGCGGCACAGCAAGCAGACGACGCCAGACGGCGTGCGGCTGCGGCTGCATCGGCGGGCGTGGTGGCATCGGGTAGCGGGGCTACCAACGTCACCACTGTGCCGCCTGCGAACGTCCACATGTCACCCCGTGACGCTGTGCTCGCAGCCTTCGATCAGCTAGAGGCGTAGCCAAACGGGGTCCGTCCTTAACAAGGAGACCTCGCACAATGGTTGCTGGCAATCACTCACCCGCAACGTGGGACGACATCCTGTCGACCACGTTCCATCACTATCACAAGACCCTCACCGACAACATCTGGAACAGCCGACCGCTGCTCGACTACTACATGAGCAAAGGTCGTCTGCGCCTGGTCAGTGGTGGCATCTCCATCGTGGAGCCGCTCATCACCTCCGAAGGTGAGACGCAGGCGTACCACGGGTACGACCCCGTGTTCATCAACCCGGTGCCGACGGTCACCGCAGCCCAGTACGACTGGAAGCAGCTGGCGGCGACCATCATCATCTCCGGCCTGGAGGAAGCGCAGAACAACTCCAAGGAAATGATCATCAACCTCCTGGAGGCGAAGATCATGCAGGCCGAGGAGACGCTCAAGACGCGCATCAACAAGATGCTCTACGGCACGTACGTCCCGCGTACGACCGGTGGCGTCGATGAGACCGGGAAGATTTTCCTCGGGCTCCCGACGATCATCGATGACACGCTCCCCGTGGGTGGCATCGACCCGGCGACGAACCCGTACTGGAAGTCCCAGGAAGTTGTCGGCGGTCCCGTCGATGCAGCTGGCCTGGAAACCCTTCTGCGTACAGCGTTCAACCTGGCCTCCGATGTCGGCTCCGATCACGTCGATGCGATCTTCACGAACGCATTCGGCCTCGGCTTCTACGAGTCCACCCTCACCCCACAGGTGCGGTACACGGACACGAAGAAGGCGAACCTCGGGTTCTCGAACCTGATGTACAAGAACGTCCCCATCTTCTCCGACCCGGACTGCTCGGGCGGCGTGGAAGGGACGCTCGACACCGACTCGGCGACGTACTACGGGCTCAACTCGAAGTACGTCGGCCTCACCATCCACTCGGAGCGCAACTTCAAGCAGTCGAAGTTCACCGACAACCTGGGTGGCTCCGTCACCGAAGGTGGCGGCTCCGGCACGGCAACGGCCAGCGCCCTGGACGCACGAGTGTCGTTCATCACGACCTTCGGCAACCAGACCACGCGGGCCCGTCGGCGTCTGTTCAAGATCACTGGAGTTTCGGAAGTCGCACCGGTCTGACCGTCCTGGCCCCCCTGGGAAGCATTCTCCAGGGGGGCCACCTCCAGTAGAAAGGACGCCATGCCAGACCTTCGTCCCAACAGTGCGTACTCCGCCCAGCCAGACGTTGCCCAGGTCCACACCGTCTACGGCGAACCGGTCGATCAAACGCTCCGCCCCGACAGCACCGACGAAGGCGTCTCGCAGGCCGTCGGCACCATCTACCGCCCGTACGAAAAGCCGACACGCAAAGCTGGGACCAACCGATTCGGCAAGCCGAAGGTGTTGTGTGCCACCGACGGGTGCAAGGCGTTCCCCACCAAGACGGGTCATTGTGTCGGCCATTCGCGCAGCCTGGGTCTGATCGAGAACTGGAACCAGGAAGGGCGCAAGCCGCATGAACCTGACTGAACTACAGCAATACGTCTGGGCACAGACCGACACCACCAGCGTCGACCTCCCCGGCGCGACCATCGCCGCGTACATCGATGAGGCGTTCACCCGGACGATGGCGGCGGAGAACCGCTGGCCGTTCTACGAACAGGGCTGGCAGCTGCAACAGCAGCCCGGTACCACCTGGCTCGACATGCCGATCGACATGCTCGGTCCGGCGATCATGTCGATCGCCCGTCCCCACGGCGGAGGCAAGCTCGTCCAGATCAACCAGGAGGAAGCGGAGAGTCGCTTCACCTCCACCCCGGCGCACGGTGGCTACGCCGCTTACTACTCGATCTGGGCGAACAAGATTTGGCTGTGGCCGCTGGGCACCAACGAAGCCCCCATCGACTACATCGTCCGCGGCTACCGCAAGCCGCTCACCACCTTCAACCCGGACACCGGGCAGGTCGATGCCGACCCACGGCTGCACCGCGCCCTCGCCCACTACGCCATCGCCCTCGCCTACGCCCAGCAGGAAGACGACGTGCTCGAAGGCCGCTACATGGAGCGGTGGGCGCAAGACGTGGAGATGGTCCGCACGTCTCTCATGGACCCAGCAGGCAACAGGCCGCTGGTCATGTACGGCACCTTCAACCGGAGAACCCTCGGTCTGGGTGGTGGCCCCGGCCCCGGCTATCAGCCGAGTGCGATCAACCCGCAAGGCCCCGAAGGTCCTGTCGGTCCGATCGGCCCTGCCGGTCCCGCGGGGCCTCCCGGTCCTGCCGGTCCGACCGGCGCTGGCTCCACAGTCGCGGGACCTGCTGGCCCGGTAGGTCCCGCGGGCCCAGCCGGACCGAAAGGTGACGCCTCCACCGTCCCCGGCCCGATAGGCCCGACAGGTCCGACCGGTACCACCGGGCCGAAAGGTGAGCGGGGACCGGCAGGTGCTGACTCCACTGTTCCCGGCCCGCAAGGCATCCCTGGACCGGCAGGTCCTGTTGGGCCGAAGGGTGCCACCGGCAAGGACTCCACGGTGCCTGGGCCCGCAGGTCCGGTCGGGCCCGCTGGGCCGGTCGGTCCTGCGTCCACTGTGCCTGGACCGGCAGGACCGAAGGGTGCTACGGGTGCCACCGGTCCAGCTGGACCCGCTGGCCCCCAAGGTATTCCTGGTGTGTCGGACATTCCTGGTCCGGTCGGCCCGACTGGTCCGAAGGGTGATACAGGGCCCGCTGGCCCACAGGGTGCAGCATCCACCGTGCCTGGTCCCACCGGTCCTGTTGGTCCTGCTGGCCCCACCGGTCCAGCAGGACCCGCATCAACGGTGCCTGGTCCTCCGGGAGTGATCACTCCTCGCACCCTGAAGACGATCGCCAGCAACGGCAACACGAATGCCGTACTTGCCGAAGCCTGGAACTATCTCCAGTTCACCGGGACCAATCCGACGTACACGGTGCCGCCCAACGCCACCGTTGCCTTCCCGCTCGGGACGGAGATCGACGGCATCGGCACGGTGTCGGCGATGACGTTGATTGCCGGTGCCGGGGTGACGATTGTCCGGGCCCGGTCACTGGTGACGATCGGCGCAGGTTCTGGCTGGACGCTGATCAAGACGGCAACCGACAGCTGGCAGGCGCACGGGGACTTCATCTAAATGCTGGCATACGGGATCACTGCTGACGCCTACAACCCGGTGACGACGTGGCGCCCGTCCGATCTCGGTGCGGCACTGTACGCCTGGTGGGATGCCGCCGACCCGGCGACGATCACCGCTGACGCGACTGGGGCGGTGTCGCAGTGGAACGACAAGTCGGGCAACCTTCGGCACGGAACCTCATCAGGTGCAGCCATGCCTGTGACCGGCAAGCGCAAGCTGAATGGGATCAATGTTCTTGACTTCGATTCCACGGTCAACGCAAAGATGCTCACGGTCGGGGCCACGACATTGCCACAACCGTTCACGTTGGTCACGTTTGCTCGGCAGAACCGATACGACACTCGCAACCGCTACATCATCAACGGCCCTGGACTGAACCTGGTTTCAGTGAGCTACGGATACAGCGTCTTCGCTGGTCTTGGGCTGTCCCCCGGTGTGGCGGGCGACCAGGCCAACGGGGACACCGTGGTCGCCATCGTTAATGGCACCAACTCGATGATTCGACTGAACCAGAAGCACACTGCTCAGGGTGACGCCGGGGCGGCTGGGTGGGCCGGTCAGACGTGGAATATCGGTCGCAACACGAACACGACGGCATGGCACGGCCAGATAGGCGAGTTGCTCATCGTCAATCGGGCGCTGACGGAGATCGAGTTAGCGAGCGCCGAGGCGTACCTGCGGGACAAGTGGCTGCGCCCGACGCAGGTGTTCGACCCGTTGTCGATCCCGTGGGTGTCGGCGTTCTGGGCATCTGACCCGAAGCTGGTTCCTCCAGCCGATGGTGCTGTCATGCCGAGTTGGGCCAATGCCGTAGCCGGGAAGCAGGCCGTCTCGTCCGGTGTGGGAGTCCAGCCGACTTACCGTGCGTTCTACGCCAACCTCAACACGAAACCGGCTGTCGAGTTTGCGTTGGGTCAGTACCTCACCAACCAGTACAACGCTGGCCCTGTCGATGGAGCCCAGCCAAACCATTTCGTGATGGTGGCCTGGCTCGACCCCGCAGGAACGGCGTACAGCAAGCCGTGGACGGGTGGGGGAGCGAACAACTGGAACTACATTCAACTGCACCCCGACGGAACCGCTCAGATGAGTGCTCGCACTTCTAGTGGGTCCATCCAGGCGATTCCGGGTGGTAGTCGTCCCGGAGTCCCGTACATCGTGTCGGCCCTGTTCAACAGCTCCTCTTCGACGTATCGGATCAACGGGACCGACTATCCGGTGGCCGTGGACATTCACCCCCACGGCGGGATGAGGATCAGCGATGCCGCTGGCGGGTACCTCGGCGCGATCGCCTTCCTCGGTGTCTCCGACACCCCGCTGACCGGCCAGCAGATCGCCAACCTGGAGAACTGGGCGGCGAAGTTCTACGGGGTGCCGCTCGCCCCTGTGCCACCACAGATTCCCGGTTTGTTCGCCTGGTGGGATGCCGCGGATGCGACGACGATCACTGATGCCGGGGGCGGCAAGGTGTCCCAGTGGAACGACAAGTCGACCAACGGGCGCAATCTCACACAGGCCACCGACACCGATCGCCCGATCACTGGCGTCCGCACCCTCAACGGATTGAACGTGTTGGAGTTCGATCCGGTCGCGGTGAACCGGCCGATCTGGATGCAGACGGCGAACTTCGTGGAAGGGTCATTCCAGCAACCGATGACCATGCTGTTCGCCTGCCAGCCGGACGCGACAGGTAATCACCAACTTTGCTACAACGGCGGCGGGGCGGGGCCGGGTCTCCGGTCGTACACGGCATGGCAGATGCACGCTGGCATCAGCCTTGTTGGTGGATCAGCAACTCTGCACAGCCCCCATGTCGTGACAGCGGAATACAACCTGACGACATCACGCTTGCGAGATAACGGGGTGACGGTCGCTACCGGTGATGTGGGGGCTGGCGCAATGCCTTCGTTCCTGCTCAGCCGGAACAACACTCCCAACTCGTGGTACGGCCAAATTGGCGAAGTGGTCGTCTACAACCGAGTGTTGTCTGACGCCGAACTCGATCGAATCGAGTCCTACCTCAAAGCAAAGTGGGGAATCGCGTGATCTACGCACACGTCACCAATGGCGTCATCGATCATCAGGGCCCACTGCCACCGGTCTGGAACGACGGGGAACGCGACTGGGACCTGCGACCCATGTCCGACGAGGAGCTTGCCGAACTCGGATGGTTCGCGGTCGTCTACACCGATCGCCCGCCGAACACCGACACGACGACCTGGGATTCGGCGATCGTTCTGGTTGATGGCGTCCCCACCGAGCAATGGACGGAGCGGCCGTGGACGAACGAAGAACTCGCTGCCGACGAGGCACAGCGAAACAGTTCACAGGTCGTCTCCGAATCCGGCCAAGCGGTCGATCAGCTGGTCGCCGTCGTCAACGAACTGAACGTGATCGCCGAGAACGCACTCGTTGACCCGATGGTCCGTGAACTCGCTGCCCTGCTCCGCACCGTGACCCGCCAAGTGAACCGTGAAGCCCGTGGCACATCGGGTCGCACCGACGACAACTACACCGGACGCACCGTCTGGATTCAACCAAGGAGAACAGCGTGAGCTATCTGACCCAGGACGACATCGCCAACAACGGAGCCATGCAGGCGCGTGTCGCCCAGGCGGCAGCACAAGAAGTGAAGTCGGACGAACCGGACCGCTGGACGTACGAACGTCGTCGCACCTGGGCGTCAGCCCCCGGCTGGGATGCAGCTTGGGAGTCGTACCTGGTGGCGAACCCGGACGGCGATCCCGGTGCCGATGAGGGTGTCATCACCGACGGGATGATCCTGTCGCAAGTGCAGTCGATGACCTGACACATGGCAACCCGGCTCCAACCTCTGACACTGCGTGACTTCACCGGTGGGCTCGTCACCAGGGACAACTCGTTCCAGCTTGGTGACAACGAGTCCCCGGCGATGCTCAACGTCCATGTGGATCAGCGGGTTGGGTTCGCCACGCGGGAAGGCTGGGCGCGCTGGGGGGCGACAGACGACCCGGCGATCATCACCTGGGACCCACGCAACGCCGCCTTGCACCAGTACGCCGACGGGTCCTTCGCCGTGTATGTCGCCAACGACGGCATCGTCTACCGCACCGACACGTCCGGTCTGTTGGTAGCCACCACCGTCACCTGTTTCGCCATCCCGCACCTGGCTGACTTCGCTCCCTGGGGCGACACCATGTACATCGCCACCGGGGCCGGTCACCCATCCTGGGGCCACACCGAGTCCGCTGCCACCGTGTTGACCGCAGCCGGGGATGGTGTGTGGAACGACGACTACACGACACCGAACATCCCTGGTGGTGTGGTGCCGTCAGCCACGCTGATCGAAGCCCACGCCGGGTACCTGTTCGCCGCCGACGTGAACGAGACGTTCGACGCTGCGACGCAGCGATACCCGAACCGTCTTCGCTGGTCGCACCCGGACGAGCCGGAGAACTGGGCGAAGCAGGACTACCTGGACATCGAACTGGGTGGCTCCCGCATCCGGGCGTTGAAGTCGTTCGGTGATCACCTGCTCATCTTCAAGGACTCCACGGTGTGGGGGTTGTACGGCTACGACACCGAGTCATGGCAGCTGGTGCAGGTGTCGAACAAGTCGGGGACGGTCTCACCAACCTCTGTCACCTCGTCGGAGTCGTCCTGCTACTACTACTCTCCGGCCGGTCGTAGTGCCATCTTCGAGATCGCAGGTGGCAACCGGCCGCAGTCGATTTCGGAACCGATCCGCCAGGTGATGTCGGAGACGTTCACCATCAACAACGTCTGGATCGACTGGATCAGCAACCGCCTGTTCTGTCAGCTGCCGTGGGAGTTCGCATCGCTGGTCCCGGCCCCGGCGCGCAGCATGGACTCCCGCCACTCTCGGTCCGGGTCGTCATCCAACGCGACCACCTCGTTCATCTTCGACCCGCTCCTCGGTGAGGGTGCGTGGGAGGCCCACCAGCCAGCGGTCGGTCACATCCGTAGCGTGGTGGAACTGCCAGGTGACAAAGCCCCGATCGCTGTCCACGCCGGGGACCCGGTGGCACGCTGTCTGCTGCGGCTGGGTGGCCTCACGTCCACTGCCGCCGACATCATCCACGCCACAGGTGAGACCACCCCGTTCGAAGCGTTCTACACCACCAACTGGAAGGACGCCGGGACCGAGGAGCTACGCAAGTCGTGGCGTCGTCCCCGGTTCATCATCAACAACCCGGAGTCCGACATCATCTTGCGTGTCGACGCCTACCGCAACTACGACCCTGGTGCGGCGTACCGGTCATGGACACTCGGCCTTGATTCGTTCGGGCGTTCGTTCTGGCGTGACCTTGGCGCAGCAGCCCCGGAAGGTGACGGCTTCGACTGGGATGACGGCACGCTCTGGGAGGGCGAGACGAGAGGCTCGCGCATCATCCGTGGTGGTCCGCTCGGTGTCGCCCGGTCCGTTCAGCTGCGGATCACCGCCACGCCCGACACGCTCGGCAAGGCTTGGGGCGTTGATGCGATCACACTCAAGATCATCCAGCGACGCTTCACTACGTAGGGGACCACATGGCTTTCTTCAACTATCCATTCCACGTCGCCAAAGACACCCCTGCGGTCGCCAACGAGGTACAGACCAACTTCGATCAGCTGCTGGCTTGGATCATGACGAACGTCATGCAGAAAGACGGCACGAACGCTCCGACCGCACCAGTCGTTTTGCCTCCCGGTCCACCCACGTCACCTGACCAGGCGGCGAACAAGGCATACGTCGATGCGGTCGTGCCGGTCGGGACCATCTTCGAGTACGGCGGCACGGTGCTGCCAGCCAAGTGGCTGTGGTGCGATGGGGCCACCTACACGAACACCTCTCAGCCGCAGTTGGCTACAGCGCTCGGGCGTGCCCACACCGCAGCGGGCGTCCCCGCCGACAGCTTCCAGGTTCCGGATCGTCGCAAGCGTGTCGGTGTCGGTGCTGATGCCACCGAGGCGGCGAAGTTCGGGCTCGGGGTGAAAGGTGGCCAACGGGACTCGGAACTCCCTCAACACCTGCACAGTGTTCCCGCCCACGGTCACGCAATGACGGGCAGCGTCGGCGTGATGGATCGTTCCATCGACCACCTGCACACTGCGGGCGGTCTCATCACCGACATGCGAGGCGAGCACGGCCACAACCTCGGTAACAGCTCATTGCTTTGGTACGAGTCGGGCGCGGGCGGAGGGTTCATCAGCCTCCAGGCTGGAACATCGCGTACTGCCACCTGGGTCGCGACCGGGGTCGCTGGTGGTCTCCACAACCATGCGGTGACCGGCACGTCAGGTGCCGCCGATCGCGACCTGAACCACAACCACACCAACACGTTCGCGGTGAGCGATAAGCCAGCGTTCGACACCATCAACGCGGGCACCGGCACCACGCTGATCGACAAGAACCTGCCGCCGTACATCGCCCTCAACTACATCATCTACAGCGGGGCCTGACATGGACGCATCGGCTCCCAACTACGGCGGATACGAACGGCAGAGAGGTGACGTTGAGTACAAGTACGGCACCGACTCAGCCACCAACGCCTACGGTCGCTTCCTCGGTCAGCAGCGCTACGAGCGCCAGACCAGCGACGCGCAGCGTGCGTACGGTCGGGCGTACCCCGGTTACAAAGCGAACTTCGGTCAGCGGGGGCTGTCGGGTGGTGGCATCAACTCGGGGGCGATGAAGCGCAGCATGGGCAACTTCGTCGGCGACTATCAACGTGACTACACCCGTGCCGCCCAGGATCAGACGCTCGCCAACCAGCAGTTCGATCTGGGCCAGGCCAACCTGGACCAGTGGCGGCAGCAGGCGCTGCAAGGTATCGAGACCGACAAGGCCAACGAGATCGCAATGGCCGCACAGAACTTGCAGCAGTTGAAAGACTTGCTGGGATCGTTGTAGGAGGATCAGATGGTCACGTACAGCCAGAACCAGAGCCGGTACAACCAGACGGCACGCGGCAAGGCGCAGGCAGCGGCGAAGGCGAAGGCGAAGGCCCCTGCCGCCAAGCCCAAGACGCAGGCAAACAGCAATTACCTCGCCAACGCTCTGGGTGGTAGGACATACGAGCAGTCGCGAGAAGGCTCAGTGTTCCAGCCGATGAACGTCGGCCTCGGGACCAGTTCACCCAGACGTGACACCACCACTGGTGCCTGGTACTACGGCAGTGGGAGCAACGCACTTCCCACCTTCGGTCCGACCAGTCTTCCTCCCGGTGGCGGCGGCGGTGGTGGCGGTGGGGGCGGTGGCCGTGGCCGTGGCGGCGGTGGCGGTGGCGGCGGTGGTGGTGGTGTAGACGTGGGGGCGATCATGGCCCTGATGAACCGCCAGCCCGAGCGGTACCAGTGGGAAGACGTTGACCTCCCCGACTA